CCGCGTAGCTTTTGCGGAGAGCCGGGAAAAGATCGACGCTCGTTGAGGAATTTACCTGAACGACCTTGTAGAGCGAGGTCGCGATTTGCAGCCAATCGCCAACGGCGAACGAGCCGGAGCCGCCCGTGTTTGTGTAGGTCAACGTCGTGCCGTTCGCAGTCGCCGTTGCTACGTTGAGCGTGCCGGTAACGCCGCCTCTGTTCGTCGGGTTGGCGTAGTCTTGGAAATAGAACGTGCCGCGCTGCGCCGAGAGCAGGAAGGCGACAATCTGCTCGGCGTCCGCCCGCTTCATCGGCGGGCAATCGACCGAGCCGAGCCACGCTTGGCCCGGCCAGTTGTATTGCTGCGTTTGCAGCGTGAACGGCGAGGTGTTGCGCGATGTCGCAGAAACGCCCGTAAACGACAAGCGCGAGAGGTTAAACGGACTTGGCGGCGTGAGTGGATAGGTGATGGCCATGAGGATCAGGCAAAGGCTGCGCGGTATCCGCCGCCGCGTCGGACCATGTCGGGAATCTCGGCCTTTAACCGGCGCCGTTCTTGTTCGAGGATCGGAGCAAGTTCGGCCCGCGAGACGCCCGCCGCGATGTTGTAATTGACCGTGACGCTGCCGCTGCCGGATCCGCTGCCGCCGCCCATCTTGTTATTTGGCACGATGGTGTCCGACGCGTGCGGAACGAAGAGTTCTGGTCTTTGCTCGCCGCCCATCTTATTGTTCGGAACGATGGTACCGCTGGCGTGCGGAACGAACAGCTCCGGCCCTTGCTCGCCGACCACGTAGGGCGAGCCGCCGCTGACGGGTCCGCCCATTGCGCGGCCGGGTATTGGTGGAGCGCCGAGAAAAGTAGCGATCCCCGAGGCGAGCCGCTGCGTAACCATTTGGTTAAAGACCAGACGAACCAAATCACGACCGAGCGAGCGGACTACCTCGCCGAGCTTTTGACCGCTCAAAATTGCATCCTCGAAGCCTTGAGCGATCAGGTTGCCGGCGTCTTGAGCCATTTCCATTTCTGCCATCACGACTTTGAGCCGGTCGAGTTCTTCTGTTGTTGCTCCCAGTGAATCGACAAACATGCGCTGCTTTTCCTCCGTCGCGGCAAAATTATTTCCGGCCTGTGCGATCAAGCGATTAAAGGTTTCTTGATCCGGTATTACTCCGGTTTTAAAAAGGTTCGTCAGACGATCTGCTTCGGCGACGTATTGTTCCATCGGAGTCATGACAGACTCTTTCAACGATTTGCCGAGCTCGACATTACTCAGCACCTGTTCGTTTTTTTGCCCTAATCTTGCATCTGTTACCAGTTCAAGTAATTCTATGCTTTTTTGCGCCCTCTCTTGTTCTTTAAGGAAATTATTTGCATATACTCTATCTGTCTCTATCGCCATTTCTACCTCAGCCTGCATATTTTCAAAAAGAGTATCAGTAAGAGATTTAGAATCTTTTTCTCGTTCAACACGAGCTTCCGACGCCTGATCCCTTCTTCTTTTTTCTATTTCCATCAAAAGATTTAAGCGGTCGTCTGCCAGCTTAGCATCTTCAAGCATCATTTTGCTCAATTTTTCAGCTTGTTCTACTGTGCCTAATTGAGTTTTCAAAGGAGCAAAAGATTCAGCCCTTAAATTAGTAAGCATCATTGGCGCATCGACTGATTTTGTTGCTTCTTGAAGCCGCAAAATTTCTTTAGCGTTGTTGAGTCTTTTTTCCTCAATGCTTGCGAGTTTGTCTTCTGAATTTAACCTAGAAAAATCGCCTTCCTCCAATATTTTTGTAACTTCCTTATTAGAATCGATCAGGATTTTGCGGACTTTTTCTGCTCGATTAACAAATTCCACTAGCTGTTTGATTGCAAAATCAAGGACGGAAGTGAGCGAAAGACCAAGCGCCGCCGCAAACCCAGCCCCAAGAGCACGTGGGTCAAACGCTTTTTTTAAAAAACCGGCTGCCGTCTGAGAACGAGTTTCTAGCTTCGCGAGCGAGTTCTGCACGGCCGCGAAAGCCTGCTTCGTCGCATCGACCGCCCGCAGTGTGAATGTTGCCTCAGCCATGTTGTTTAAGTTTTCGGTTTTGGTGTTCGATGTAAGCGAGCCAGCCGTTCAATTCTTCGGCCGGCATCGCGAGCACCTCGTAGGCAAATTTGTGCAGACGATCCGCGAGCGCGTAAACGGCGAGGAGGTCTGCCGCCTCCCCACCGTAGATCAGTTTTTTAGGTCGTCCACCTTCGGCGCGTCATCGGCAAGAATGGCGTTTGCGACGCGGCCGACGACGTTGCTGTCCGCCTTGTTCAACAGCGTCGGCTTGTGCTCAATCGTGAACAGCTTCACGCCGTGCTCGTCGGTGGCCTTCATAATAAGGATGTCCACGAGCAGCTCCATGTCGTTCTCCTTGCTGCGACGATAGAGCCGGTTTTTTTCCGAGAGCGTGACCGGCGTTGCGTGCACGACGAGCTTCCACTCCGGCACGTCGATTTTGCGCGTGCCGAGTGAGGCGAAATGTTCTCTGACGAGGTCGATTGCGTCCATGTGTGTTGTGTGTGTTTTGCCTACTAAATTAAGCGGTGAGCGTGCTCAGCGGACCGTTGCCCTCGAAGGCGATCGAGCCCTCGATAATGCCGTCGAATGACGCGGAGACGTTAAACTGGGTCACGATGGCCGCGCCTTGATAGTAAATGTCGCCGGTGCTTGCGCCCTCTGGGTAAAGGTTGAGCGTGACCTGCGAGCCGATGGTGATGAGGAGCTGGCCGGCATCGCCTTCGTCCCAGTAAAGGTCACCAGAAACCGAGAACGATTTCATGGACGCGAGCCGAGTGCGGTAGGTGTCGCCGATGACCGAATCTTCCACGGTGTCGGAGGTGTGGGTCAGAGCGTAGTTGCGCAGCTCGCCGATGGTCGTGCTGGATAATTTGATGAGGCCTTCGCGGCCGAGTTTGGTTGCCATAAAATTTTTTTTAGTCGGTTGAAAAATAGATGCAGTTGAAAGTGTGCCGAGCCGAGCCGAAGCGCCGGTCTTCGTCTGGCTCGATCGTATATTCGACGCTCGTCAAATGCAGGTCTTGACACTGCCCGCCCAGCGTAACGTCGGCGAGCACGGCCGCTTCGACCGCTGCGCTGCCGGTGTCGAAAAGGTCATCGATCAGATACGTGCCGCTTTCGGCGGTGAAGTAATCTACCACGAGCTGCAGCTGGCGGTATTGCGTGCGATTGCTCGGCCCGAGCGTGCGGACCTCGATCTGCTCGCTGACCGCGTAAACGGCGGCGGCCGGAAAGCTGATGCTCGCAATCGTGTTGTTTCGCCCGCGCAAGATGTTCGCCGTTGGAACGACGAGAGCGCCCGTGAGCGCGGTGGCGGTAGCGTTGCGGATGTTTGTGCGGGTGCTCATGCTTCTTTCGGTATGACCATGCCGCCCTTTACTTTTGCGAATCCAAGATTCACGGCGCGGTTGGCAAGAAGGGCTCGATATTTCGAGAGCGTGACCTTGTAGCGAATTTTTAAAGCCGAATCCACTACGCGTTGCAGGTCGGGAATCTTGTTGCCGGTAGTCCGTGCGCTCACGAAAGGATTCTGCCCAAATTGCACTTGAGCGGTTCCAGCCTTTGTCATGTGCCGACGAATCCAAGACGGCACGCGCACGCCGCACGCCATTGCGGCAGCGGCGAATCCAGCCTTCGCGAGACCGACCTTTTTCTGCGTGTCTTTTAGATAAGAGTCCGCCGCCTGATTAGAAATCCACATCTGGTCCTGCACTTGCCACCGGCCGATTGCGCTGCGAGTGACTTGTTTCGGCCTGCCGCGTTCGTTTCTGTTCGCGTAGTGAAAGGCGCGCATCTGCGCGATGGATGCGCCCGGTTGCCAGAACTTGCGAAATATGCGAATTTTCTTTGAGCCCTCCCATCCGAGGTTCACGCCCATCGTTTCATTCTGCCCATCGCGTGGCGGAACTTCTGTTGAGTTCCCGATCTTCTGAAAAAGACCGATGCTTTTTTCTTTGGCCATTTGTCGCCCGCCGAACAAGTCGCCCAGAATTGCGTTCTCGCCTTGCTTCCGTGCGTTCGTGCTGAGTCCGCCCGCTTTGGTTTTCGTGATCGTTCCGCCGGTCACGATTGGGATCTGAGTCTGTGAACCTTTTGCCAGTTTGTCGCCAGTCGGCGGCGTGATGAGCATGATCGTTCGGGCGACGTAAGCGCCCTCCTGCTTGATGACCAAACCAAGATCGACCTTTGCGGCGTCGGCGAGTCTCGCCAGCGCATATTCGAGCTTCTTCGTGTCTGAGAAGATCGAAATCATATGACCTTAGCGACGCCCAGCTCACATCCCGCGCCCTCGGCGTCCAGCGTCACGCGCTCGACGTAGTAGGTGATTCCAGCCCGAGAAAGCGTTTGCGTAACCTTTGGCGCAGCGCTGACGCTCGTCGTCAAAAGAAAGATTGTGAACTTGCTGTCGTCTCGGCGTTGGTCCTCGAAGTCGGCAAACGCATTGTTCGCCGCTGACCAGATGCCAGTCACCGCCGCGCCCTGATACGTGAACGAGACGCCGGCCTGCGCGAGTATCGCCGAGAAGTCGGAGTTGATTTGCGTCGGGTCGAAGTCTCGAACGGCGGCCATACAATTGCGCGAATCGTCAAACCGTGCCGAAGTGCTGCGCGTGCAGCGCCGGCCGGTTCGCCTTGAGCCATGGCTCCGCGTCGGCCATGCACTTGGCCGCGTCGTTGCCGCACGTCTGAGAGCCGACGTGGTGCACGTAGGCCCGCGAGATAAAATGCCGGCGCTTCATGTCCGCGCATTGCACGTCATCGGAAAACCAGTTGATTGGCGGGAAATCGACCCACGAGTCGCGGTGAATCCACGCGCAGATCGGCGCGATGACCGGCGTCTCAATAATGCTGCGCTCGCTCTCGAACCGCAGAAAGTCCAATCGCCCGGTGCCGGAACGGATGTTCTGCGCGCCTCGCGCGTAGTCCGACCTGACTGCGACGTAGCCGAGATCGGCGACGGCCTCCTTGAGCAGCGCAACGTCGGCCAGAAGCGTCCGCCACGTCGTCGGTGTAAACACGATGTCATCGTTGCAGATGACCATCTGGTCGTGCTCCTTGAACGCGATCCCCGCCGCGTGGTTGTAAGCCTCGCCGAACGTCGCGCCGACGCCGTGGAAATAGTAGGTGCGAATGTTGCGTGGCACGTAGGCTTTGACCGACGCCTTGAGCACGTCGAGGCATCTTGCGTTAGTCGTGCAGACGACAATGGCCGGCTCGGGAATCATGCTTTTTTCTCCCCCAGAATTTGCTCGATGTTCTCCGCGTCGATTAGCGTGCAGCCGCTCGCAAGGATTCGCTCGTCCCAGCCGTGCGGCGCAACCATGCCGTCTTCGGCGTTGATCTGAATCACGCCCGGCTCGGCTGCGCTCGGCTCGCCTACGTCGTGCAGAAATTGCTTCGCCATTCCCATCGTCTCGGCGTCGTCGGCGCGCACAAGAAATCGGTGCTCGATTCGCTCCGGCTGCGCCGCCGTCGAGAGCCAAGCGTCGCGGAAGGCGACCGATTTGGTCGAGTTGCCGAGCGTCTTTTGCGTGAGCCGAATCTTCGGCTGCGTGTGCTTGTGAAACACGAGCTGCAACGCCGCTGCGTCGCTCAGTTGGCCGGCGAGACGATAGGCACGCGCCGCAAGGTCGTGCCCGGCCCAGCCATACCATTTGATCTCGTGAGTCCACGGCCGGTCTTTCTCGTTGGGCTCGGGAAGCGCGAGCATCCGCGACGCCCAGAAGCTCGCCCGCTTGCCGTCGTTGCGCTCGAACGCCAGCAGGATAATCGACGCGATGGCCTCACGGCACCACGGGAAAACGCCGTGCGCCGACATTGCGAACTGCATCGCCTCGCGCCGGGAAGCCACGAGCCGCGCAAGATTGAGCTGGACCTCGTAGCGAAACGAATCGTCGAGGTTCGGGAAGCTCAGCGCGATGCGGCCGAACTGCTCAGCGGCCGTCTTGTTGCCCGCGCAATAGTGCTCTTGGTGGATGTAGAAATACTGAGTGGCGGACTCGGTGACGCTGCGCCCGAGGATCGCGAGGTTGCGCTTGCGGTTGTCCTGCTTGATTGCAATCGGCTGGTGGTGCCAGACCGGCGTCGCCCAGTCGAAATGCCGGTCGTTCGGAAGTAGGAGCAGGTTCTCATGCACGTCGTGATGCCAGATGCGCCCGCTTGCAAATGCGCTGCGCCGAACGATGCGCTCGCGGTGCAGCTTCTTGCCCGTCCCGCGCACGTCGTAAGGGCAACGGACCATGAGCACGTCGTCCGATAGCTCGGCGAGCCTGTCCCGCAGCTTCTCGGCGTCCGCAATCACGTCGTCGCAGTCGGCCCAGATCAGCCAATCGCCGCACGCCTGCGCGAACGCTTGATTCCGCGCTCGGGCGAACGAATCGACGTGCTTCCACGCCTGCGCCGTAGCGCCGTTCCTGTATTCGGAGAAGATGAATCCGACCGAGTGCGCCGCGCACCAGTCGCGCACGATTTGCTCGGTCGAGTCCGGTTCCTGCGAGCCGATGGCGCGGACAAGTGAAACCTCGTGAATTACCCCGTCGAAGCTGTCGAGCATCGCGCCGATTTGTGCCGCCTCGTTTCCCGTAATTACGCAAAGCGAAAGTATCATGGTCGTTGTGTTGTGTGTCAGGTCTTGATCAACGCTCGGACCGGTCAAAACAAAAAAGCCCCACGCCGTGAAGCGTGAGGCTGTTGTGAAACCTAATTCCGTTTAAGCGTATTGGGTCGTGATCAGCTGACCAGCGTTCGCATTGACCACCTTCTCGGCGGTGTATTGCGAGGCGCGCACGATGTTCGATTTGATCGCCTCTTCGCGATAGGTCGAAACGCCGATTGCTGGGCCGTATTCGGACCAGTTCAGCGTGAAGCCTGCGCCGCCACCAAAGTAGCCGGCTGCGGCCTGCGTGACCGAGCCCACCCAGATGAAGGTGTTGGCCCACGCATTTGCAGCGGAGAAGGCAACGCCCTCGGGTGCTTGGTCGTAGGAAGCGCGACCGATAAGAACCTCGGCGACGCCGAAGACTTCGGCGGCCGCTTGGGTGCTGGCGTTGAGGATCGTGTCAGTCGAAAGACCGGTGCCGCGAAGGCGGTTTTGGAATTTCGTGCTGGCGCGGATGCGGGTCCAGACCGGGTATGGAATCACGACCTTGGTGTTCGTGGTCGATTCGCCCTTGGAGAGCAAACGGTCGAGAGCCTCTTGCACGTCAGCGCCGACGTCGAACGTCGCCAGATTAGCGGTGGTGTAGGCGGTGCCAGAGTTGGTCGCCGTGAACGTGCCGCTGTCGAAGATTTTCGCAGCGACGCGAAGCTCGTGCGCGAGCAGGAGTTTGCGCTTGGCCAGTTTGGCGGCGATGACTTCGGCGTCGAAGAAGCGAGCAACGTCGAGGGTGACGGTGTCGTCCACTGCCTCTTCGTAACCGTATTCGAGAGCCGTGTATGTGTCTTGGACGAAGGCGCGAGTGCCACGAGCGTAGGCGCTGTAAGGCGAACGGGTCTTCATGTCGCTCTTGAGGAGCTGACCTTCCTTCAAAACGAAGGACGGATATTGGCCGGAGCGAACTGGGACGTCGAGGATTGGCATGACGGCGGTACCGATCAAACCGGCCTCAAAGTCTTTCGCCTGCTCAACTACGCCGGCGATGTCGCCACGGAAAATTGCTGCTGAATTGCTGTACATGGTAATTTATTTTTTAAGGGTTAGAGATTCTTCGGAATCATTTCGATGATCGCACCGGCGTCGGACGCGGTGCTGAGAGATTTGCCAACGGTGATCGTCCCGGTGATTGCCACTTGGCCGGACGCGACGCTAAAGAGCGTATCGCCAACGGTGACTGGACCGGCGAGCAGGGTTGCGTTCACCGTGTTGCCGCCGAGGAACTGAACGGTGACGAGGTCGCCGCTTGCAGCGTCGATCGTTGCCACGCCGTCAGGCAGAGAAGCGGTGGCGGAAAGACCCACGCCTCTATTGCTTGAGATACTTACGAGCCGGAAGGCCGTGATGGCCGAATTAGCGACAAAACTGCCGCTGTTTTGGTAGGAAGTTGCCATGGTAGTTTTAGATTAGAGTTTGACGAGTTCGCCGGCTTGAACGCGTGCGCGGTAGGCAGCGTAGAGGTCGGCATGGTTTTTGATCGCGAAGGTGATGGCCGAGGATTTGTCGCCCTTTAACTCAACGGCTTTAGCGGCGACGACGTCCTCGAACTTCTCGACCTTTGCGACTGGTTTGACTGCTTCGGCCGAGGCAATCGGAGCGGCTGGCGCACCGAAGGACTTGGCAAATTCTTTGACTGCGGCGAGCGCGGCGGTGTTGGCTGCGAGCTGCACGACTTCGTTCTGCGCGCTCATGGCGGCAGACTTGTCTTCTTTCGGAGCGAGAGCTGCTTCGAGCTTCGCGACCTTTTCATTCATGCTCATCATGGCAGACTGAATCATGCCTTCGATGGCTTTCTTCATTTCGTCGTTCATAGGAATTTCGATTTTGATTTCTGCGTTCGGATACTCGCCGTCGTCGCTCTCAAATTGTTTGAGTTTGCGCGCGAAAAATCCGTTCGGGTTCGCAGCGGGTTCGCTGACGAGGTCCACCGAGTAGATTTCCGAGCACCGTTGCAAAGTCGTGAGGCTGTCCGTGCTTTTTTCCGACGGACCCGAGAACGCGATCGAGAGCCCGAACGTGTCGGGAATTCTCTCGGCGATCTCCAAAATGTAAGCGCGATGCGGCGAAGTTTGCAGCAGGTGCAAATCGCCGAGCAGCTTTTCTCCGCTGATGCGCAGCGCGTCGATGTAGCCGACGATGTCGCCTGCTCCGCCGCTGTGGTTCAATTTCACCTTAAGCCCGCCCGCGTATTGCTCGGCTGCGGTCTTCACCTGCTCCAGCGTCTTGTCGTCAATCATGACGCCATGACCAAGCGCCGGCCCTTTGGTGAGCAGCGAGACGCCGCGAATGATGCCGGCTTCGGCATCGATGACGCCGGCGGAGGCTGAGAATGTGATAACAGGTTCCATCGCCTAAGCGATGGCCGTCAAATCACGGCTCCTTGTTCGCCTCGCGATGCCAGCGCCAAAGCAAAAACGCGATGCCCAGCAACGTCCCGATGAGCGCCGCCACGTCGTTGACCTGCGAGAGCGAGGTGAATGCGACGACTGGAGTCGCAGCGGTAGCAAGGTCTTTGACGTGCGTCGGGTTCATCTTTTGCGGGTCATGCGGTCACCAAACCACCAGCCAATGCAGTTAAAAGCGCAAAATTGAATCTCGTCGATCATTTCGGCCTGCTCGGTTTCGGTGACGCGGAAAAATACAATCGTCACGAGAACAAGCAAAAGGAACGTGATGGCCGGTCGAAACAACGTGATGACGTTCGCAGTCCATGTTGAGATATTGGCCGGAGGCGTTGCCGCCTGTTGGCTCGCGGTGAACGCATCCCACTGCGCTTTATTGGCCGCGATCTCGGCCATTACTCGCGCCTCTTCGAGCTTCCGTTTGTGGTCCTGCCCCGCTTTGTAGTTCTCGAAAAAACCGTTGCCTATGCGAAGCAAGACGCCGAGTGCGCCGCCGCCGAGTGCGTTGGTGAGAAGATCGAGCATGGCTTATACCCTCTTGGGATTCGTCAAACGGCGGAAAAGAAAGTAAGGGAACCAGACCCACTTTGGGATTCGCGTCACCTTGAAGTTGGTATTCTGGCAGAACGGCATCTCTGCATCCCAGAGCTTCACCCTAATCGGAAATCCATCGGGTGAGGTGCAGTCGAGAATGGACACGTTGCGCGTGGGAGCGCGGCCTTTGGTCCAATAGTTGTCATATTGCCCAAGCTCAATTGTGCCGCTGATGGAGCACCCGTAGAGCGATAGCCCGTCAATAGAGCCCTTGGCGGTAATTGACCCCTGAACGATGCAATGCTGCACGACATAATCTTTGCCGCGCACGAAGTCTATGCTGTCCTCCTGTGAGGCTGGAATGGTGAGACCTGACACGCAGAGGTTCGACACGTTGGAACCCTTTACGAGATCGTCGTAGTTTTCGGGGTCAAGCGGAGCCTGCCACTCAACTGAGTCAACCGTGAGTCCATCGTCCTGCGGCCCAACGTAGCTGCGCCAATTCGTGTCTGCCGTCCCGCTCATTCGGCTTTCGGTTCCTTTGGCTTTAACGCCTCGGCGATCTGCTCCGCGCACTTGCGGATGAGATCGTGATCGTCGGCTTTTAATGGCGCTTGGCGGGCGGCTGCGTAGAGGTTCTGGAGTGCTTGTTCGTTGGTCATGTGTTTGAGAAATTAGACGTTGCTAGCGAGCAGGTAGTAGGTCACGCCGCCGATAACGATTGTTACCTTGTGCGTCGAGGCGACCGCTACGGCTGCGGCGACTGTGTTTCCGATGGCAAGTGCTCCCGTGCTGCTCAACGCCCCTGTAATGGCTAGTCCGGTGGAGCTGACGGTGGCGATAGCCGAATTGTTGACCGCAAAAAAAACATTTCCGTTTCCACTTGCTCCAGTGTGGCCGATAACTAAGTCAGGCGTGCCGGTCGTCCCTAGGTTTGAAAGTTGAGCGCGGCCATCGCTTCGCATCGAGAAAGCTGCTGCGCCTGCGCTGTTCTGCACTGAGACGCTCCGCTGGGTGCTAAAGCCGGTGTTTACGCTGATTATATCTCCCGTGCTCGACAACGCCCCGGTCACGGCGA